TGGGCGTGCCGTCAAACGTCGTGAAGACGAGCAACAGGTCGCCCGGCTGCGCGACGGGCAGCGTGACGGTATGCGTCGTGGCGTCGGTCGTCGTCTGGCTGTTGACCGCCGCGGCGATAACCGGATAAGCCATTAGCGCGCGATGCTCAGGCTGCGGAACTGGTCAAGCCGGATAGAGCCATTGGCGCCCGCGTAGCGCCGGAGCGCCTTGAGCACCGCCCCTTCCACGACGGCCGGGTCGCCCGTCACGTACATGTTCAGCGTCACGCCGCTGCCGGCGCCGTACTCGTCCAGGGGAACGACGGCTTCCGGTCCGGCTTCGCCGATGAGCGCAACAGTCGGGCTCGTGACGATGCCGCCCTTGGCAAGCTGGATGTCCGGGATGAGGTCGCCCGTCTGCGCCCAGAGCTGGAAGGACCCGCGCGGCACGATCTCCACCCGCCCGAACGGTCCGTCGATGCCGTAGCCGTCCCACGAGATCGAGAACTCGGGAATAACGAAGTCGATGCTGTTCCAGGCATCCACGAGCACCTGCACCGCGGCGCCCACGACTTTGCCAACCTCGTCCGCAAGCGTGCGGGCGCCGTCCACGATCCCATCCACGAGCGCGCCGCCGATGCCGGCGGCCGCGTCCAGCATCTTTGGAATGACGTTGGACGCGAACGTGACGATGTTCTCAAACGCCTTGCCGATGTTCTCCACGACGGTGCCGACCGTCTCTTCAATCGCCTTGACGGCGCCGGTCACGTCGCCGTTCAGCAACGCGGTAAAGGCGCTGAGCACGCCCTGGACGATGGAGAACGCCGTCTCAAACGCCAACCGCAGGTTATCGATCAGCGGCGCGGCTTCCGTGAGTAGGTTCTGAATGACCGGCAACAGGGCGTCGATAAAGCCCTTCACCTTGTCCATGTATTCGCCGAACCGGACGGCGAGCTCATTGAGCGTCGGCTGCCACTCGGCCCACAGGTCCTTGAGCAGTGGCAGCGCGTCGTCCAGCGTCTTGTTGATGCTGCCGCCGATCTCTTCGAACACGTCGCCGATGCCTGACTGCAGGACGGCGATGGTCCCGGCGGTCGTTTCCGCGTAGCCGGCCGCGGCGCCCGCGTAGTCGCCCTCGGCATCCTTCAGGCGCTTGCTGGATGTCTTGCCCTCGATGCCGAGCTCGTACATCGCCTTGGTGGAGCCCTTGGCGGCGCCGCGAACCTTCTTGATCGCGTCCTCAAGCGGAATGCCGCGCTCGCGCGCGACGTCCATCGCAACGGCCATCCACCGCTGCGCCTCTTCCACGTCGCCCGTTTCCTTGGCGAGCGCCTGGAGCCCGCGCACGATCACGTCGTCATCCGCGAACCCGAAGGACGAGCCAAGCGCCGTGATGTCCTGGGCAATCGTGGCGGCTTCCTCGGCCGACACGCCGAGCCCCTTGAGCGATTGCGTGAGGCCGAAAAGCGCCTCATCGTACTTTCGGGCGTCCTCAATCCCGCCCATGATCGCATCGCCGAGCATCTCCACGCCCGTGATGGCGGCGTTCAGAAAGACGGGCCCCACGAAGCTCTTCATGGCGCTGAAACTGCGGCCGACGCGTCCGGCTTCCTTCTGGACGCCGGACATCTTCTTGCTCACGTCGCTGACGTCCGCGATGAGCTTGAGCTGGAGAATGCGGTCAACGCTCATTGGGTCGGGGTCACCTGGAGTGCGCGGTCAAGCGCGGCCGAGTAGGTCGTCCGGATGTAGCGGCCATTGTCGCGAATGGTCGGCCACAGGAAGTACCCGCGGCGACCGCGGTGCTCCGGGAACTGGCGCGTAGACGGCCGCTTCCCGCCGCCGAACTCCGCGCCATAGATCAGGTCGCCGACCGTCTGCCGGCGGCCGGTCCTCGGGCGCCCATCGCCGTGAGGCGGAAGCTTGCGCGAGTTGCCGAGCTTGACGGTCGGGATGCGGGACGCGGGCGTCGTGAGCGCGCCGGCCACGAGCCGGGCCGCCGGATGCAAGCCGCGAGCGCGGCCGGATGCCTCATCGGCCACCCGGTCCGCGATCTCGTCTGACGCCGCCTTGAGCTGATCGCTCGCTTCGTCCGGCAGGTTGCGCAGGTACTTGTTCAGGCCGGGCATTCCGATGAACTTTTGCTTCATCGCTTCCCCTTCCTGCGTGCCGCTAGCCGGCGCTCGCGTGCTTCGTCCCGTAGGACCTCGTCCATCGCCGCCACGTCGCGCCAGGTGAGCGCGCGGACCTCGTGCGGCGTCATCCGGTAGGCCCGGGCAAGCCGAGCGACTTGCTCGGCCCGCCGGGCCGCTACGGGTCCGGGTCCGTCTCTCCGGTCAGGTTGACGGCGTCCATGAGCTCCCGGAGCGTCATATGGTCCGTCGTCTGCCCGGTCGCCTTCTCGTAGATCAGGCGATAGAGCTTCGTGGCGCTCGGGACCGTTGCCCAGTTGGACACTGAGACCCCGAGCTCCACTTCAATGGCTTCGACATCCGCGACCTTCAGGTCAAGGATGCTGACGACGCGCTCCCTCGTCGTCATGGTCAGGCCACGACCGGCAGGGCCTGCAGGATCAGCGGCACGTCAACCTCGACGCGCTGCCCGATCTCGAACCGGCCGAGGGGAATGGGGGAGGGGATGATCACGTCAACCGTGATCGTCGTCCCGGAAATGGGCGTGAGCACCATCTCAAGGACGGTGTCCGTCAGCGCGTCCAGCGCGGTGTACATCGTCTCGGACCAAAGGCACGACAGGGTGCCGGACCGCGTCGTGCGGCCGGCTTCCATCGCGCCCGGGTCACAGAACGTGCCAACGTCGATCATCTCGGTCTCGGTCGTGAGCTCCACCGCCACGACGTAGCAGCTGATATCGACGGCCGGGTTCGCTCCGTCCTGGAGCGTCACGGTCGGGGACTTGACGATCACGGGTTGCCCTCCACGTAGCCGACCACGTAGAGCGTGGCCGCGAGATACTCAATGCCGCCGACTTCCTGAACGGGGCCGACGCTATCGACAGACTCCCAGGTTGCCTCGGGCACCGACTCCACGGCGTCCCGGACCGTGTCACACACGGTGTCTAGAACTTCCATGCCGGCGGCCCCGGCCGCCCGCGGGACGAGGATCGTGAGCTGGAGCTTCACTTCCTCGTGGCAATAGTCCGTGCGCACTCGGTACGGCGAGCGCGGACCGATCACGACGGACGGGCCCGCGACGATGTCCGGCGGGGCCGGGTAGATCCCGTATCCCGTCAGGCTCGCCGCAAGCGCCGCCGCGATGTCGGCCCGGAGCTGCGCCGCGGAGCTCACGCGATGCCCCAGGCCTCACGCTGCCCAAGGAGGATCAGCGCGACTTCCGGCATCGTCGTCTTCACGTACGTCGCCACGTCGCCGAGCCCGCCCGCCACTCCCCAGGGCACGTCCGGCGACTTGTAGAACCTGACGGCCGCGGCGATGGTGGCGAGGTGGACGGACGGACGGCTATCCACCACGTCAAGCGTGATGGGAGCCGTCCAGTCCACGACGTGATCCGTGACCGTCTTCCCGAGGTGATAGTCAACCCAACGCGACGCAAGGATCAGGGCGACCGTGAGTCGGTCGTCCTGTCCCGTGACGCCGCCGAGGACCGTGGCTAGGTCCTGGACGGTTGCGTAAACCTCAGGGTTCGTGGGCATGGATTAGGCGCCCTGATAGATCCACTGGAGCCCGTCGGCGATGTAGACCGCCGGAGCCCCAAGGCTCCAAACGGCCACGTTCTGACCGAGCTTGGCGACATCCTCAGCCGTGATCGTAAACGGGCCATCCTCATGCCACTTGGCAGCCAGCCGATTGCTCACAAGGAACCCGTCCGGAGTGGCGCCGTAATCCAGTTCGCGGCAGTGGATGATCGGAAGCCCATTGACCGAGACAGCGAGCGTGCTCGCCGTCGCGTTGCCGGCCGCCATGCTCATATTCCCGGCGTAAGCCGGAACGATGCGCGACTTGGCGGCAAGCTTCGTGAACCATGCGCTGCTTGCCAGAACAAACTCGGCGGGCGCGCCGGTGGCGGACTCGACCGCCACCGAAGCCCCGAACAGGTCCTCGAGAAGCACCGAGCCATCCGTGTCGGCGTCGATGTCATACGTGCCGTCGTAGGTCGCGCCGTCGTTATAAAGCGGGCTGATGAACGCACGCTCGGTCACGGTCGCCCACGCCTTGGCCATGTAGCGCGACCAAACGTCCAGGAAAGCCGGGTCGCTGCGGCGGATCAGCTGATAGCTGATGTCCGCGCCGCCGGCATAGGTGCCGATGGTGGCGGACCCATAGTTGAACTGAACCACACCGGAAGCAATCTCGGTCTTCTGGGCTTCCTGCAGGGCGACGAGCGTACCGTCGGGGTCCGCGGTGTCCAGCTTCGGCCAGCGCACTTCCATACCGTTGGCGGGAAGCGCTGCGGTTCCAAATGCCGTGATAGCCGGACGGCCAAAGTTGATGATGCCCTGGACGACTCGGAGCCATCCCGGCTGCACAAGCCCGGGATTGTCGTCCGTAATCAGGTCGTCCAGCGCCCGGCCAAGCTCGCGCGCCAGGTCGCGATCATCGGCCGCGGCCTTGATGAACTCGCCTGCGGAGCGGAACCGGTAGATGCCCTGCGGCTCCACGGCCGCCGGCGCCGCCGCCTGGATGGCAAGCGCTTCCATGCGCTGCTCAACGCGATCCAGCCGGTCCGTAACCGGCGTCAGGTCCAGAGACTCGGTCATGCCCTCATCACCCTCGCTATCGTCCGGCTCGGCCCGGACGGCCACAACTTCCGCACCCGGATACGCGCCGCGCTCCAGGATCGCCACGCGGCGCAGGTCAACGCCGTGTCGCTCCGTCACCCCGTCGGCCGCGCGCTTGCTCGTGCGCGGGACAAAGACGACCGACACGTCCTGATAGACGCCCTCCCGGGTGAGCGTAAGGAGCTCATCACCGGTCGGCGTCGGCGCGATGCGCGCCGTGAGATAGGCGGCGTCGTCGCGCTCCTCAAGCGCAAGCCCGCGGCCCACGAGCGGACCGCCGTGGCGGCCGGCCTCAATGGTCACCCGGGACGGGTCCACTCCGCGGAACGCGCCGCGGCGGAAGCGCTCCGGCCCGTCGCCCGTCATCGCGACCGTGTCCCAGGGCACGATGCGCAGCTCCACGGTCCGGCCCTCGTTCTCGCCGTCCCGCGTAGAGATCGCGCCCGACTCGGCGCGCGTAAGCTCATCCACTAGATCACCTCAGGCACGGTGCCGGGCCGCCCGGCCGCCGCCGGCGTCGGCATATAAAGCGGACCCATCTCAATGTCGGTCGGCCAACCCTCAAGCCGCCGGACCTCATCAGTCCCCAGGAACCCGGCGTCAATCGCCGTCTTGTACGTGTTGTACCGGGTCACGGTGTCCACCCGCAGGAGCTCGCGCGTATCGAACCGGACGGCCGAGGTAGACGGCACGAGATCGCTCCACGCGGCTTCGATCAGCGACAGGTACACCGGGGCGAGCGTGGAGCGCACGAGCTCGTCCACCGCGGCCGCGCTGTTGCCGTAGGTGATCGTCGCCCCGCTCGTCTCGACGTGAAGCAGCGGCGCCGGGATGCCGAGCATGCGCGCCACGATGGTGGCGCCGTACGCGCGGGTTTCTTGCAGCTGCGACTTCTGCGGGTCAACGCTCGGGAACTCGGCGTCGATGCCCCCCGACAGGACCGCGGGCGCGCGCGCCGGCCCCTTGTTCGCGTTGATCCACTGAGCCTTGAGCGCAGCCGCCTCATCCGCCGTGAGCGCCGTGGTGCTCCGGAGCACGGTAGACGGCAGCCCGCCGGACGTGAAGAACGACGCGGCGTAGTCTTCGGCAGCCGCGATCGTGGCGAGCGCCGGCAGCCCCTGGCGCACCGGGGAACGTCCCACCACGTCCCCCGGCGCGCGGTTGAGGGCGATATGGATTACGTCAAACCCGACTGTGAGACTGCGCTGCCGCCACGTGATCTTCTCTGTGAGCTTGCGGTCATCCCAGGCGACGAGGACCTCGGACGGGTCAAGAACGATCGCCGTGCGGGCGTAGCCGTCCGGGTCCCTGTCGCCCAGGAGCCAATAGGCGTTGCCGTCCGCCACGAGCGAATAGAGCGTCTGGTAGACGAACTCGTATCGCGTCTGGAAGGGCGACGGGCGCGACACGATGCGCGGTTGCTGCGGCTGCGGGACGCCGTCCCGGTAGACGAGCGGAGTGAACGCGGCGCCGGTCGCGCAGATGAGCTGCACGCCGCGGGCGACGGCCGGCATCCGCATCGCTTCCGTGACGCTGAACTCGCCCAGACGCTCCTCAAGCATCTCGTAGATAAGCTCGGCGACATTCGAAACGGGCGCTGTGCGCTTGCGCTCGTCGGAACCGATCAACCAGTCAATGAAACCCACAACGGTAGTTTATATGTTGCGTCAAGTCGCAAGCCGATTATCATGGCGCCGTGGCGGAACCTCCTCCCTGCCATTCGCGGCGCCGGCCTTAGGCGGGGCCGGCGCCGCACTTACTGATGAGGCGATAGATGGTTGCTCAGCTCCGATTGGCGATGCCGCAAATTGTCGCGGCGGTGCTCGTGCTCGTAGGCCTGTTCATGATCTATGAGCTCATCCGGGACGGGAGCATCGCGCCGGAAGCGGGACTGGCGATCATCACTACGCTCCTCGGCGGCGCGGTCGCGCACTTGTTCAGCGCTGACGCTGCCGGCCGCGCGGTCGGCTCGTACGAGCGGGCGCAGAACGGCGTCAGCGACAAGATTAACGCCGCTGCTCGTGCCGCCTCAGTGAATGGCAACGGCGGCACAACGCACGCAGGTTCGTAGCGTCCAGCCCGCGGTCCGGCGCGACCGATAGCGGGACGATATGGTCGGCTTCCAGCGGGACGCCCGCGACGCCGCATAGCGCGCAGACACCCGAGGAACGCACCGCCCGCGATAGGTCCGTCCAGGCGCGCGACGATCTCAGCTTGCGCTCGGATGTCTGCGGGCGCCGGATACGGCATTTGGTGCACCGGCTGCCGGAGCCCGGAGATAGATACACGCGGCAGCCGATGCACGTGGAGCCTAGCACTAGTAGATGACCGGGCGTGCGGGCTCCGGCTCCGCGGTCGCGCTTGCTTCCTCGGCGAGGATCGCGGCGACGGCGAGATCGATGGCTTGCGGCTTGTCCGCCCGCTTCCGGATGACTTCGCCCGCCGGCGTGACTTCGGCGACCGCGGCAAGGATGTGGCGCCGGAGCGCTTCGTCGCCATCCCAGGAAGCGGAGCCCGAGTAGATCGTGGAGAGGAAACGGTCCGTGGCCGCGGCCATTTTCATGCGCACATTGGTCGGGAAGCTGACGACGCGCTCCGGCCCGTACTCGGCGGCGAGCTCCTCAAGCATGTCGCGGAAATGCCACGGGTCCGCGAACAGGGCGAGCACCTTCCACCTGGCGAACGCATCCTGCAGCGCGTGCAGGACCTGATCGCGCGGGACGCGCCAACGCCGGTCGCCCTTGGGGCGCTCCCACTTCGCCACGACAAAGTACCGGCCGGTGCTCACGTCCTTGCCGACGATGCCGGTAGCGTCGATCGCGACCGAGCCGTCGAAGCCGAGCGCCACGGGCGTGCCGGCGGCCGGCCACCCGGCCACGACGGGCAGCGCGTCCCATACATCGGAGCTCATCCACTGCTCCTCCCGGTCCGCCCATAACCCGAGCCGGAAGGTGCGGAAGACGTTTGGTGGGAGCGTCGCGGCGTCCAGCGCCAGGGCGTCCGGCTGCAGGAAGTCGCCAAGCGCGGGGTTGGCGCGCTTCCACTCGCGACGATCCTTGACGCCCGCGCTCGGGTTGGCGGCGTGCTCCACGTAGGCGAAGAACGGCGGGGGGTCCTCCGACGCGGCCGCGGTGCGCATCCCGTACATCAGGCCCTTGTCATAGCCGGGCGTCCCGATGCCGAGCACGAGCGAGCGCGGGTGCTTGCCGCTCGCAGACTGCATCGCCGTCCACGTCCCGAGCTCCACGAACCCGACCTCGTCCACGATACAGAACGATGGCTGCCACCCCTGCAGCGAGCGCTCGTCCGCCGGCATCGGCGCCATGTAGCCGTTGCGGCCGGGCAGGATCGTGTATGGGTCCGAGCGGTTGGCGTACACGAGCGCGTGGTCGCGGAGCACGGCCGATGTTTCGATGATGCGCGCGGCGCGGAAGTAGACGATGCGCGCCTGGCGCTCTGTCGTGGCGACGCACAGGACCTCGGAAGACGGCGTCAGGTAAAGCTCGGCCACGGCGATGAATGCCGCAAGCGCCGACTTGCCGTTACCGCGGGCGAGAGAGACGATGGCGGCTCGGTTCGGGCGGGAGTCGGGCCCGTATACCTTGCGTATCAGGCGCTTTTGCCACGGCCGGAGCCGGACCGGCTTCCCGGTGTCCTTGCCGGACGGGATGAGCTCGTGGCGCTCAATGAATGAGATCACCCGGTCCGCGTGCGACTTGCCGGGCACTTCCCAGGGAGTGCTGCCGGGCTGTCTCCAACCAGTGACCCTACGCTGCCGGCCTGAGCCCGCCCGCGCTTCCGGGAGCACGACAGGCGCTTCCGGGGCAATGGCGGGCTCTTCCGGGCTCTTCGCGGCTCTTAGGTGCGAGAGAGGGTGAGGCTGGGGTCTCCTAGGGGTCATCAGTCCAAAAATCCGCCACGATTGCAATCAATCCGGGCTCGCCGTTCGTCCATCCCTTGCTCGCGGCGAGCTCCACGACGCGCTTATCGTCGTCATACAGCGTGCCTGTGAGAGCGTCCAGCGCGGCCCTGCAGAGCTTGTCGAGATCGCTGCCCGGTAGCACGCGCACGTAGCCGGCACGCACGGTCCCGTCCTTCGCGAGATGGGACGGCGGGCGCCGGAAGAGGAAGCGCAGGTCCAGTTTCACGTGAGACGACCGCACCATCTCCCACCCCGCCAGGTGCATGGCAATGACTGCGGCTTCCGCAATGTCGTTACGCCAGGCATAGAGCTCGTTGGATCGCTTATGCCATACGACGGTCCGCCCACCACGGAACATGGCATTCATGCTCCCTTGCGTGATGGGCGTCCCGAACGCGCGGAACCTTAGGGCATTAGGCGCCACTTGACGCCATCCCTCGTGAAGCAATGGTGGTAGCGGCCCGGCTTCTCCGGCCGCAGGTTCGGCGGGTTGAGGAGGTTACAGGCGATCCGTGCCGAAGCGTCGAAGACGACCCACGAGGGGGCGTTGGACGCGAAGCGGTCCGCGACTCGTGCAATGACACGCTGCTTCCCCCACTTCAGCTCGATCCGGTCGCCGCACTGGAACTGATCGCTGCCGGCACGAACCGCCACGATCACGTCCCATCGCGTGTATTTGTTCTCGCCTGGGCAGGCTACCGGCTTCCCGTAGTAGTCGCTCCCATACCAGGGAAGACGGATCGGGCCCTTCCACTCGGGTGATGCCGACGCCGCAGGTGGGAGCACTCCATACGACGCCGGCGCCGCAAGCATAAACGCCGTCACAAGCGCAACACGGATGGCCGCCCTCACGACAGAACCCCCGCAAGCGCTTCGGAGTAGCTCACTTGCGCGCCAACACTGCTACGGCGGTCCTTGACGACGATTGCCCACTCTTCGAAGTAGAGCGCGTAGGGCTCGCGCCAGACGCTCGTCCCGCGGAAGTGATTGAGGATGTCCTGTCGGCTCCACTCCCGGAACGCTAGGTCGCGCTGCCACTGATCCAGCGCCGCCTGGATGACGACGAGCGCCTCAGGCCTTGTCATTCGGCTTGTCCTCCCCCAGCAACGCAAAGTCGATGAGCCTTTCCACGAAGTCCTGCAACACGTGTCCGATGTTCACGTGATGCGGCTCCCTGATGCGTTGCAAGTACGCGATCTGCTTGGGCGTCAGGTACACGGTCGCGGACATGGGTCCCCGTTGCGCCTTCATCGCCGTGAAGCCTTCAGCGCGTCCAGGCAGCCGTCATGCACGTATCCCCACAGGACGCGGGACTGCAGGACCGCGACCTCCGTCTGCCGGTACGCGATCGGGAGCGCGCACCAGTCACAGACGTGCCGGTCAAGGGTCGCGGGGTCCGGGGGGCCGCCTACCGGGTCCGGTAGCGCGCCGCCGCTCGTCAGGGTTCGGGGATAGGTGGGCTTGGTGTCCTCGTTGTCAAAGGACAAGGTCACGGTTGACATCTCTAAATCTCCGGAAGTATGGTGGGGGGGCAGGGGGGGCGAGCCCGAAGGGCTCCCGAACCGGCAACCCGAAGGGTTGATGATCGCTGAGAGAGGCTAGGGCCCGACCTTGAGAGTCGGCCCTAGCCTCTCAACGCTAGACACGAACTCGAAGAGTTCCCGGTAACCGCCGGTTACTCGGCAGTCCGCCGAGCCCGCTTCGGACGAGCAAGGACCGACTTCACGCGCGGGTAACCCTCGGCGTTATGGGTGAGCTCCACCAGGCACTCACGACCGAGGAGATCGCTTGCCCGGAGCGCAGGCCGCTCAAGCATCTTCTCCGGCCCGAGGAGAGACGTGAGCCACTGGTAGGCCTTCGCCTTGGGCCCGAGCGCCATGCTGCTCACGCCTTCCACTTCCACGCGCTGATCGCCCGTCTCGTAGTCGTCCAGGCTGAACGTCCAGCGAAGCAGCTGACGGGGACCGTCCGCATGCTCGTACGTGAACGGTTCCATCTTGACGAGGGTCCCGGCAAAGACGCCGTCCTCCAGCTCCACCTGACCGCCGCCGACCTGAAGCACCAGTTCATCCATCACTTGTCCGCTCCCATGCTTCCACGAGGATCGCCGCGGAACTGGATTGCTCCGCGCGCGTCCGGTCCGAACGTCCAGCCCCGGCCCTGAAGCAAGCGCGCTCCGTGGCCGGCCAACTTCGCCGCGAGCTCCTCACGGCAACGCTTATAGGCTTCCTCCCCTCGGCTCATCTGTTCCCGCGCTAGCGCCATCCGGTACGCCAGGGACTCGTCCCGCTCGTCTGCGGCGACGGTGCCCGCCTCAGGCGCAAGCACCCGAAGCACGAGCTCGCCGCTCGCCTCCGGCGGGGGCGTGCGAGTCTGGACGTGATCGCGCATGAACGCATCTACACGATCCAGCATGGACGCCGTCTCGTAGCCGTCGAACTCCACCCGGAAGAGGCGAAGAGACGACCCGAGGAGAGCGGCGACGTGACAGACGTTCCGGCCGGTACAGGCCATCTGCGCCATCGCCTGCCAATACACGTACTCCGGCAGCTCGCGCCACAGGTCGTAGTCGCCGCTGACCTTGATCTCAAGGAGCTCGGACGGCGGCACGTAGTAGTCCGGCGTGGCGCACAGGGCGACTTCCGGGTGAGCGTAGGTCATGGCGCACCGGTGCACCTTCCGACGTTCCTTGGCCGCGAACATTTGCGCGACCGTGGACTCCAGGGCGTTGCCGGCGGCCATCGCCGCGGACTCGGCCCGCGGGCGCTCAGCGCCGACGAGACGGGCCCAGACATCGGCCGGAGTCTGGTACGGGTGCGATCCCATGAGCGCGCCCACCTCGGACGCGCCAACTCGAGACGCGCGGAGCTCGTGCCCCTTACCGGTCGGGGGCGGCATCGGTCGTCCCGTCCAGCATCTCCTTGGCGGGTTCCATCCACCCGTCGTCCAGCTCGTTGGCGATGTACCCGTCAACAATGGACTGGACGGCCGCCTGCAGCGGCAGCGTCCCGAATGCGTCCCGGATGATGCTCACGTCCTGATCGTCCAGGTGGACGTGGACGACGCGCTTGACCTTCATGCCGCCACCTCACGGTCGCACAGGTGATAGCGGCTCGGCGAGTCCCACCAACGACCGGACCAGAACCGGACAGGGTTCCCGCAGCCGCGGCACTGGCCGGCCAACAGGGCATCCCATCGGCACTCGGCTCCGCGGGGGGTGACGGTGTACCGGAAGCGCGGCTCGCGCTCCGCGACGGCTCGTGCCATCTCGTGTCCTCCAGGCTCACGGACCTGATCGGACGGGAGATTGCCCCCAAGGGGCTAGGCGTCTCGGCTCGTCTCGTCAGGTCACGTTGGCCGCCGCAGCGGCTTGCGCCATACCCTACAGGACTCTGTCAATAGGTTACGTCGTCGCAGACGTTCCGAATGTCGATGATGGCTTGCTCAAGCTCGGCGACGCGCTGCGCGAGGAGCTCCTCGGTCGTCGGCGGAGCCGGTGCCGGGTCGCCGTCCGGCCGCGGGCGCCAGACGATGCCCACCCGGATCGTGCCGGCAGGCTGCCCGGTCGCCTTGGCGCACGCGCGGGCCGCATCCATCACGTCGTCAAGCTTGACTTTCTGATAGCGCGCTTCCCGCGACTCGCCTGGGACGCTGCAGAGCGGGTTCATGATCCGCAGGTTCCCGTAGCGCAGGAGCCCGGGCACGACGCCCACCATATGGAACCCGTCAAAGCCGGGCGAGTCGCACTTCTTGTCCTCTGGCCAGACGTTGTACGCGGTCGCGATGGCAAGCAGCCGGCGGTCCTCAACGGCCATCCACGAGCGGACCGTCTGGTAGGGCAGGTCACGGACCGAGTAGGACCGCCCCTGCCGCAGAAAGCCGCGCTGGATGTCGTAGATGCTCCCGCCGCCGCACTCGTGCTCGCCCGCCATATGCCGGAAGCGCGTAGGCGACGGCGTCTGATCGCCGCCTGACTGCCCATCCATCTGCCACGCCCCGACGGCCGCCCAGCAGTTGCTGCCTTGGCACGGCGAGCCGTCCAGCTGGTAGATCGGCTCGGGCAGGTAGTAGGTCACGATGCTCTCCAGGTGAAGTCCATTCGGCTTAGCTGCGTGTCGTCATACAGACGCACCCGGATGTGGACGTACGCGGGCGCCGAAAACGCTGCCGGTGGGCTGCTAGTAAATGGGCCGGTAATGTTTCCGACAAGGGGGCCGGATGCCGGTGCATAGCCGATCTCGGGCGGGACGGTGTTGGCGGTCGGGTTGTAGAGCTCGTATTCCAACGCGATGGAAGTGGGCGAGGTGCCCAGGCTGACCGGGTACACGATCTCGCCGACCGCCCAGACGAACCGACGCGACGCAATCACGCCCGTGCCGCTAACGGTTCCCGTCGCCCGGATGCGCAACTGGTAGGTCGTCCCGGGCGTCAGGTTCGTGAAGTTGACGGCGGCGTTATAGGACTTCGTGCTCAGCGAGCCATACGTGAGCGTCTGCAGCGTCGTCGTGTTTGTTGCGTTGCGCAGGTCAACGTAAACGGTCGTCAGCTTCTCGCCCACGGACTCCACGTCGACAGACTCGAACATGGCGAGCGTCGTGTAATCGCCTGGGTAGAACGTGAAGATGTATGGGTGCAGCGCACCGTCAACGGGGAAGCTCCAACCGGCAACGCTGATGCTCACGCGACGCGATCCTCCACCTTGAGCCGCCCGCCGTTGCCGTTGATGTTCAGGGCGCCGTAGGCGGGCGCGTTCTCCCACTCGGCTTCCGTGTCCCAAACGGTCCGGAAGAGCGTCTGCGTGAGGCCGTAGTCGGTGCCCATCGTTGCGGTGACAACTACCCGCGTCGGTCCGACGGTGTAGCTCAGGCCGAGGAGCCGCTGCGTGAGATCGATGTTCGGCCCGTGATGTGTCTCAAGCACCCGCCACCGGTCGCCGATACGCGCGGTGCAGACATCCGGCGAGGTGGCCGGCGTCAGCTGAAACGATGCCGAGCGTGCGCCGTAGGCCGGGAAGCGCTGCGCGTTCACGACAAACGCGCCCCAGATGGCCGCCGCGCTTGAGCTCGTGAGGAGCAAGTCCGTCTTGACGGCCGTCCAGGTGCCATACGTGCCGATGCTTGTGGCGTCCGTGTAGAGCGCGGCGGAGCCGCCGACGATCCCATACGTGAGGCTGTTCGTCAGCGGTCCGGCTTCCGTCACAAGCGCCAGGGACTCCATCTCGACATCGCCCCCGCAGCCGAGGGTGAACGTCAGGCCAACGCTCCCCCAGGCGGTCGCCCGGTTCCGGTAATGGACGGTGCCGTCCTGCTCCACCTGGATGCGCCCGCCGTCGCTCATCACCGTCTCGATGATGGCCGGCCAGACTTCGTTCTCCACGTTGACCGCCTGCAGCGTCTCGCCGCCCGATCCGATATCGCGCTGCCCCGCCGGCCATCCCATGTCGTCAAGCAGCGCCGTGACACGCGCCGACGCGGACTGACTCCCCAGGGCAAGCGCTCCGCCATTATCGGCGGCGAACCGGCCGATGGTGCCGAGCTCATCCTCGGCGGTGATCGTGACGAAGTCCACGTCTTCCGCGAGCTGCAGGTCATGCGTGATGCCCGTTACGCGGCCCCTAAAGGCCGTGTAGCCGTCGATGGTCACCCGGATAGGGGTTCCGATGTCAAGCACGCCGTAGAACGGCCCTACGGTGTTCTGCGGGTCAAGGATGCGGTCCGTGTCGATAAGCCGGAGCGACAGGCTCCCGGAGTCCTGTTGCGTCATCACGCCCTGATCGCTGCCCGCCCCCCAGTTCCACGACGCCTCAAGCACTTCGCAAGTGACATCGCGCCACCATTCGTTCATGAGGAGCTCGGCCCCGATCACGAGCCCGTCTGGCCGTGCCGGCGGAGCATCGGGCACCGGCACGACGG